GCATTCGTAACTCTCTGAGGCTTACCTCTTAAGAGTCTGAGCGCATATTGAGCCCCCTTATATCCCTATCCTTGAGGCCACTCTGTCGAAGTGCCTCTCTGCGCGCATCCATAAAAGAACGCGCCCAAACGGTGATGGGAGGGTGCTCATGAAAGAACACAATCCAAGTCATTGAAGTGCTGCATTGATTAACCAAAGAGCGAAGTCCATCGCAAGGACGAACCCAGCTGTGATTGCGAACAGAGCGATCCAGGCGATTCTGCGCTGGTTGTCTCTGGAGAGGGTGTCGAAGTATTTCATCACACACATTTTTGATTGATGTTCCCGAAGATATAAACAAATGAACAAAAAGCAACACTATCTCAAGAACTTTTTTTGCATCGTGTTCCTTTGGGTATATACCAAACGAAAGAAGGCCGCATCTCTGCGGCCCTCCCTCATCAATCTGCCAACGCTCTCACCTGTCGGCATTAGTAAAGATACTAAATACGGAGCAATGCGGAGCAATGCGTAGCTACAGGCCTAAGGCCTTGCGAATAGCAAGCACCCCAATCAAGAAGATGCAGAGCCACATCAGAGGTCTTGCCCACCAAGGCCATGCGCTCTCGACTACTTTGATAGGCACCTCTATGGTTGTGGTTCGGTAGATGGTGTCAGCCTGGCACTCTCCTTCAATGCGAAGGGTGTCGTTTATGCGCACCACACGCACCCGCAGACGCTCTTTCTCCATCACGATGGTGTCTTGTGCTTTGGTGACTACAATCGTGTCAGAGACAACTCTATCTGTGTAGATGGTGTCGTGCATCACGATGGTCTCAATGAGTGGCTTGCTTGGGCCACAGCCAATGAGCAAGGCAACGCCAAGCATCGCCGCTGTTCGCTTCAGTTCTCGTGGATAGTCCATGTTCCCCATTGCATTCTCTTGATTATCTCAGCCATTGCCAAAAGGTCATCTGGGTCTATCTGACCGAAGACCCTGCCATCGGGCAGCTCAAGGGTGACATAGCAATCATGTTCAATCTCCCATGTGATGGGTTGCTCACCATTGTCGTACACGACCTCACCTGCAATGATTCGGACACTCTTTGCCATATCTTAAAGATACGACTCAAGAGCCACACGCCTCGCACTCTGGATCGTCAATGCTGCACATTGGATTCACAGGTACCTCCTCAAGCTCTTCTGCCCAATCTTCAATGCTGCTCATCGTCCTTGTCCTTTGTAGGGTTTGCTGTAGTTCTTGCTTTGTTTGTTTGCACTCTGTTGCTTGGAGTGCTTGCGGCGTTTCTTACTCTTTGAGATGTAAGAGGTGGCGGTCTGAAGTTTAGCCATTAGAATCGATTGATAGCGTCTTGAATGTCGAGGTAGTGTGTGTGGACTTGCATATCAAGACCCGCTTCCCAGCGCCACACTTCCTTGCCGTCTCTGAAGAGAATGATGCAAGGCACGCTCTTGATGTTGTACTTGTCTTTGACGCTTGGGTTCTTCTCCAAGTTGACGCGGTAGAGTTTCGCGCCATTGAGTCTCCCAAGGTTCTTGTAGCCGTTGGAGGTGTTCCAGGAGGCATTGTACTCAATGACCACCTTGCCATCCATGTTCTGAGAGAAGGCAGAGAGGCTTGCAAGTCCGAGGATCAAGACAAGCGCACGCATCACCTTCCTTGTTGTAGGATGTACGCCTCGATTCGGTTGAGGTCTTGAGCAATCTGCTCCACTTGCTTCTGGGTCTCCATGATTGCTGAGCGAACCAACTCGTCCTTGAGTTCATACTCCACACGCGTGATGGTGGGAGGTGGTAGCTCTTTGGCCTCTGCGATGCCCGACTTGAGGTCAAGGTACGCGATGGTGCCAATGACCAAAGCGCCGCCAAGTGTTGCCAATGTCTTGAGGCTCATGCCGAGCATCGTGTCTTCAGAGACTTCGGTGATTTTGCTCATTGTTTTGCGAAGATTTTCTCAGCCCCAGCGATCCCGAAGCTTCCAAGTGTGACGATGACAAAAGAGTTGTAGACCGTGGAGTTGATGACTAAGTCCTTGCCGACCCATCCTGTGATGACATCGGCGAGCATCACCAACACCATGACAAAGAACGAGCAAGCACCAAGGATGGTCTTCTCGTTCCATTCGTTGTCATTGCGGAAGATATTCAGAAAGCTCATGGCTCAAGACTTGGCTCGGTGAATAACTCGGGCCGCTTTGACTTGCATACCTCAACCCATTCCTCACGGACTTTTTGCCCTCCCATAGCGTGAACGCCCATAGGCGCACACCATACCTCATAAGAGGCGAAGGAGGTCGTGAGGGGTTCACCCTTCCAAAGAATGTCCACGCTATACTTATCGGAATAAGTGGCGGGGGTTGTTTCGTTCCCCTCCTCGTCATAAACTGCGGGAGTGGTTACGAGATTTCCAAGTTCCACCACCGCGACCACCTTTGAGGCATCCCAAGAGGCGTTGCCCTCGTCATCGGTGGTTTGAATCTTGGGCTTTGCGGTGGCCCATTGTGAGGTGCTAAAGGCGTATTTGCGTAGTTTCATATCAAAGTGAAGTAAGGGCGGCTAAATCGCTGTTTGACAATCTCGTTTTGAATAGGATGGCTTGGCTTATGGTTCCACCTAATGGGGTGGTTAATAAATTATTTATTCCTAAATACATTTCCGACAAATTACTGGCCGTTGTTGACTGCGTATCGGTTGCAATTTGTACACCATTTACATAATAAGCAAAATCTCCGTTTGAATATCCTAAAGCCACCTTGTATCTTCCGCCTATGGTCAAAGCTAATCTTTCATCAAATGGGGCAAAATTGCCAGTTCCGTAAGCTTGTAATTCGTTTGAACTTCTAATTCTAAAATGCAAGATATTTGCCGAGCCGTCCGATATTTGGAGGATTTGCCTATTCTCCGAAGTTATACTATCAAAGGTAAAATCAACAAACAAGGTGCCAGCCGTCTGCCCAATCAAAGAAGAAATGCCCGTCTTGCTACACGAATCGGCCGTGCGCGTGGCGGAGGTTCCATAGGTGGGGATGTAGGATGTGGGGTAACTTCCAAGTTCAAATTGTGCGCCATATACTAAAATTCGCGCTCCTTGTGTTCCGCTTATATTTTGGATTCTTGGATATTCAGTTGTATCACTTGCAACACTTGTGAAATCAAATCTTTGCCATTCGCTTGTTGCAGTTATGTCTTCAAATTCACCTATTACCGCCCCACTTGTTCCTATACGCAAAGTCAAGTCACCCGATAAAGATTTAATGTAATAAGATTGAGTATAAGTTGCTCCCGTTGTAAGACCACCTAAAACATATTGAATTCTTGCCGAAGTGTCATTCGTTGAAAACTCCCAAAGAGAGGCATTCATCTTGCCCTCTGGAGAAAGGGCGTAATTAGTCGTAAGATTGACATCGGTACTAGCCCAAGAACCAGCCCCATAATACTCGCTGAACGCAATTAAATTTGTTCTACTCGGCTCTAATTTCAACGAAGGACACGAAGCACCCCCCGAATAGTCAAGGCGGGGCATATCATTGGTGATTCCACTTACTACGCTCGTGGTCGTGGTCTCTTGATACTCTTGCGCTACGAGGCCGTAGTTAAGTTGGGCGTCTTGGATGTAGACACTCCCCGCACCATTGCATCCCATTCGAAAAAGAGCCGTAGATGAAAGGTTAGAGGCAAAAGAAATCCGCCACCATCCACCGCCTACACTTTCCACGCTATAATCAATTAGATTAAGTGTAGAATGCAAAGAGCCGTCCGTAAGTTCAACCCGTATGTATCCACCCGTACCGCCGAAGAAGTCAATTTCAATTTGAGATGTACTGCCTTGCTTTGCATAAATACTTGCAGTTTGCACACCCGAAGATGCATAACTTTGGTAAAGGCAATAAGCAGCACTAAAACCTCCGTCTGTTAATAGCCACGCATCATTTGAACCATCGTATCCGCTTTGCCCCCCCGTAACGGAAGAGCCAGCAGTAATACTCCAAGTGGGATTGCTAAATGTGTTCGACTGCAACAATAGGTTAACTTTGGCTTTCTCAATGTAGCCGTTACTCGCCACCCTCGTGGCCTCGATGTCGCTACCGCGTGAGAATGTCAAATCGCCCGATCCGTCGGTTGGTTTGATTGAATAGACTTTGCCGTCCTTCACACCTGAAGGCACAAGACAGAGGCTGCTTTCTGTGAACAGGCTCATAGGAATAGGGGTTGAAGTGATTGGTTCAAACAGCTCAGAGACTCAAGGGTTCCGCCATCAGCGAGGACACGAGTCTGGAATGCGAGCGTGTATTCATTGCCTCCGCCGCCGAAGTATTGGCGGTAAAGCAAATAAGTCGCTACCTTCCGAATGCGCTGTCGAGGCGCAGGAGGTGCGACATTGTCGGGGTTGATTTGGATGTAATCCATGTTAGTTACAAAGTTAAGTGCTCACTCTATCTGCGCCCATTGAGGCCCTTTGGAGTTGCGCACATTGTTCAGAAGTTACTTGCTCTTGCGTTGCACGATGAACCATTGGTTGTTGTGACACAAGACCATGATGCCGTCATAGGAGCGGTTAAAGTCCACCGAGCTCTCTCCGTCAATGGTGGCTGAGGTATCTCCCGAGTCGGGTCGAAGGGTGATATAGGTGTTCGCGCCAATGGTGTCATCTGACTTGAAGCGAATCATTCGGCCCTCGCTATCTGCAACCCTTGGAAGGTTCACATAGGCTTGACCTGTTCCGCCCTCCCACTTGTTGAAGATGATGAAGTCCGTGGTCTCTACCGTGTACTCAGAGCCATCGTTGTGTGTGACATCTTGAATGAGTGCCGTGTGCGATCCCTCGAAGTCAGCATCTGAGACGAAGGTGGCATTGCCTGTCACACCAAGCGTTGAGGATAGCGTTGCCGCGCCTGTGACTCCAAGCGTACTGCTCAAGGTAGTGGCTCCAGAGACGGCAAGGGTGCTGCTCAATGCTGAGGCTCCATCTACGGCAAGGGTGCTCTTGAGAGAGGTAGCCTTCTGGACTTCCAACTGCTCTGCCACGATGGTGTCTTGCAGGATGTTCACATTGTTGCCGCCGAGAACACTCAAGTCATAGGCCGCCGTGGTCACGCAACTCAAAGCCTCCACGGTGCCGCCATCTGCCTCCACTCTTGCTTGGTATGCTGTGCCGACTCCAGAGATGCCTAGAACAGCGCCGCCATCTACCAAGAGCTTTTGGTCGAGCGTGGTGTTGCCTGTAGCCTCAAGCGTTCCGTTGACCTTTCCGCCTGTGGTGACCTCCTGGAATGGGCCAAGCTTTTGGTTCTCTATGTCGATGGACATACCACCGACCTTGCCCGCATTGAGTTCGTTCGGGCCGCCTGTGGGTGAGGACGCTCCGCTTCGTACAAGTGCAGGAGTGCGGTCAAGAAGCAATGGTTCAGCCTCTGTGATGTTCGTGGTCGCACGAGCGATGGTGAACATCTCGGCATCCCATTCGTCATAATTCGCCACGAACTTTCCGCCTGTTCTGAGGTAGTAGTTGCCATCGAACTGAAGGCGTGGTTGGAAGGATGCTGTGCTGAGTATCTTGCCGTTGTAGCGTTGAATAGGTGAGGAGTGCAGAGCCAATGCTTCGCGTGTCATCAACTTCAAGATGGGCAGACCTGTTCCGCTGTTGCCTTTACGCCAAGCAATCGAAGAATCCCATGCTGAGGTGCTGCTGTTGAATGCCAACAAGTAGCCCGTTTGAAGCGATCCATCGCCGATGTAAATCTCGCCAAGGTCTAGTGTGAGGTTGCTACCAATCGCTGTGCTTGAGTTGGTTGCCGTGTAGACCTCTCCGCTTGATGGGTCTTGCCCTCCATCTAGACGAGTGAAGGCGAAGACGATGTTCCAAGTCTCGCTCTGATGTCCTGCAAGCGTGTAGACCGTGTTGTTCTGAATGTTGTAAGTGGCGTACTTCTCCACAAGCACTCTGAACTGACCCGTGACAGGCAAGTCGCTTGTGGTGATGGTGGTGAGCATGTACATGCTTCCAATGCCTCCGCTGACACTCTGAGCCTCAAGGTCGAAGTAGTAGTACCCCGCCGTTGTTGACCAGGCAGGCGTGTCAAATGTAGTGGCTCCAAAGGCATAACCATTGAAGCCTCTGTTGTAATAGTAGTAGGTGCCTGTGTTGCTGCTATCCTCTACACGAATCTGAACTCGGAAGACAGGCGTGATGGCAAAGGCATCGTTGTCTTCTTCTCCCGTTGAAGATGTGATGGTGTAGTTGACACTTCCGTAGACAGAGAGCTGAATGCCTTGACCACCAGCCACGAAACCAAGCACTTGCTCGGTGTTGCTCGCATCAAAGGCTCCCGCGCCGAACCAAGGCGAAAGGAATCGCTGTGCATAGGTGACGCTGACCTTCTTCAAGGCGGGCAAGAAGTTCCAAGAGTTTCCTGCTAGGCGCGCGTTGCCACTCGTTTGGTCAACAACAATGTCATCTGAGACGCTTGGGTTGGCGATGACCACACCTGTGTTGTCGTATCGGCTGACATAGCGAGACGATACTGCTCGGTTGCCTACTTGCTCAAAGACAAAGCGCCCCTCTGTAAGATACACACGCGCTCCCCATAGAATAGCCTCTTGACGAAGGACATCAAGATAGGTGAGGCGCACGGTGTTGCCATCATTGTCCTTGCTTGCGAACAGATTGACATCAACGCCAGAGAGGTAGAGTGGATCGTCTGTTGTGGCGTAGGTCATCTTTGTCACTTCCCACCAATCGACTGAGGTCTCAAGGAAGGCTGTGTCTGCTGCCCATAGGTCTGAGGTGCCTGCCGCTTCAAGGCAGTTGTAGATGACGAGATTGTTGCGCGTGATTCCGAGGCCGTTCTGCGTGATGCCGTTGGTGTCGGTGTACTCTATGTTTGCAAGCCGCCCGATTCCATCGACAGCCTTGAGTCGCATGAAGTAAGGCTGTGAGGCATCTTCGAGAGTGACCAAGTCCTGCATCACCCATCCAGCCCAAAAGAGGCTGTAGTCATCTCCTCCGAGCGCTTCGATGGCATTCTGAACGCAGTCCATTCCCTCAAGAGTTCCGCCGTCAGCAATGACTCTCTCACGATACACTTGACTTGGAGGAGGTACGCTGTTGGCCTTTAGGATGACAACGCGGAAGCGATTCTCTTGGTAGGTCTTGAGTGCATCAAAATAGTTGAGCACTTGGCCCGTGCGCAGAGCCACACCGACCTCTACCTCAGAGCTGATGATGGGGCTGATGATGTCATCAGTATCGCCCGAATAGTTGAGTGTGAAGCCATCGTCACCACACTCGAACTGATGAGCGCCTCCGAGCCATTCGGAGTCATGCAGTTCTATCTTGTACTGAGCGCCTTGGTCTGATAGAAATTCGGAGTAGAGTCTGATTGCCATAATTAGAAGCCGCGATATCGTGAACGAATACGAGAAGCCCGCTCTTGCGAGAGCAGAATATCTTGACCTTGAATGCGGCCTGTGACATTGATATTGCCACCCGCAAAGGAGTTCAGTCTATCTAGTGGAATCACAGCCTCTGGGCCTCCGCCCTCTCCGACCATTGCAAGCGTGGGGCCTGTGACGATACCACCTTCTGCCATCTGAGGGATGCCCATTATTCCCTTGAAGAGCCCTCCAACTAGTGCGCTTCCAGACAAGAGCGGCCCCCCAGCAGTTAGAGCGAAGCCTGTGCCTCCTGTGATTACCGTGATGAGTGCAGCAAGAATTGCAGCAGCGGCGGCGGCGGCAAGCAGTTTTACCGTGAGTGCCTTGAGCATGTTCATGAGGTTCTTCGTGAAGCTCTCACCGTTCTGAATGCTTGCCACGAAAAGAGTCTGCAAGGAGTTGCCTACAGCATCAATGGATAGACGCATGTAGTCAAACATATTGAGAGCGGTCTTTGGGATCAAAGCGATTTTCTCCTCGGTTTCATCAAGGATTGGCTGCATACCCTCGAACGCTGCGCGGGTCTTGTCTAGGTGCCCATAGAAGCGAGCCATCTCATCGCTACCCTCTGAGAGGCTAACGCTCCAGGCATTCATATCCTTTTGGCCTGTGCCTATCTCAAGGGTCGTGTTGATGAGTTCTTGGTTCATCTCCTTGACCTCGCGGTTCACATTGCCAAGAACGCGCTCGTATTCCTTGAGGTTCTCAATGCGCTTCTTCTCTTCGTCTGTGAGCTCCTTGGTCTCAGTGGCAGTCTCCTCTGTGCCACCTTTTGTGATTTCAAGGGTGTTGTTGTATTCTTCAGCATTGATACCCAACTCCTTGAGCACCTCGTTCTTGCTGTTGAATTGCTCATTCAATTCAGCATCTGCTCGCTGAAGCCCTATCTCAGCCTCGGTCAGAATCTTGTACTGCGTGTTCAAGCGACCCGCAAGACGGAAGGAACCAGAGGCACCTACTTCACGAATGCGGCCTGCTTTGACTTCGGCGTTGTACCAATTACGAAGCGCAAGGATGCGCTCCTCGAGAGTCATGTTGGTGAAGTCGAGCCCATGATTGTACTCCTGCTCCATTTGGCTCAATCGAGCAGCGACCTCTCGGCGCTTCTCTGCCACATTGATAGCGGCTTGAGCTTTCTTCTCAGCGGCGGCATCAATAGCCTCCTGCTGCTTCATGATGACGATGCGGTTGACTAGTTCGTCATTCAAGGCGATTGTAGCCTTCTTGAGCTCCTCGCTGCTTGTCTTCTCCGCATCAATGTTCTCCAAGTACCCAGGGTACTTTGTCTGAAGCATCGCAATGATTTCACCCTTGCGCTCGCTGCTTGTGTTGGCAGACTCAAGCTCAATGATGAGACCACCAACAGCCACGGCCTCCTCCTCTAACTTGGAAGAGAACGGCTCGCTCAGATAATTGGCGGCAGCATTGGCGAACTCTGCCATGAATCCTGCGGCAGGGCCCATGACCTTGTTGAGTCTCTCACCGATGGCTATCTGTAGGTTCTGAACGCTTGCGGCGAATGCTGCGGTCTTGTCTCCTGTGGATGTGAATGCGGCACCCGCTTTGCCCATCTCCTCCTCGGCGATCTTGGCAACGACTCTCGTGACATCGCCAATGCTCTGCGCTTCAACAGCGGCACCATTGAACTCTTTGCTCAATCGTGATGCTGAGATGCCAAGGTTGTCAAGAATCTTGGGTGACTTACGACCAATACCAACGATGACCGAGTTCAACATATAGTCAATGGACTCGCCTGTCTCCTGTGCTCGGCGTGATGCAAATTCCAAGAGGCGCGTCATCTCCTTCATTGGGATGCCGAACTGCTGTGCTTTCACAGCCGAAGTCATGAGCTCGAGGTCACTCGCTGTGCCTCGTGTTGCTGTTCTGAGGTCATTCAGAAGGCTTGGGTCAGCGAAGCGGCGGAATGCGTTCTCTACACCTTCAGCCTTGCCTGCGAGGTCAGAGGCTTCTTTGCCAAAGGATGCGATGCGATCCACTACGAAGGCCGCTCCAATGGTGGCACCCAATGCACCAAAGCCCCTCGACATATTCGAGAGGCTGCGGTCTATGTTACGAATCGAAGAGCGAAAGTCCTTGAGGTCTGCTCCAATCTTGAAGTTGATACTACTTAATGATGCCACGGCTCTTTGCTTCGTTGAGGATTTGGGTGAATGTCGGCTTCTCTTTTGGTGCTACCTTCTTGCTTTTCTCCCAAGGGAAGGTGGCTAAGTCCTTGGGCTTGAGTTGTTTCTTCAGATGCGGGTTGATAGTTATTGCTGCCAGCCACCGCGTCTGCTCCCAAGATATTTGCAGCCCTTGCTCGAGTCTCTTTTGAAAACCTTTTGCTTTGTTGGTGAAGACTCGTGGGGTGAGGTGCATGAACTCCTCCCATGTCATCGCCATCTCGCCGAGCGCGAGCTGCTCTATCTCATCCCAGCCCAGAGGTGCGCTCTCTACTTCTGGGCCGCTATCTTTCCCGCATCCGCAAAGGCGCGAGCGAATACCTCCATGCACTTGTTGAGTGCCTCTTGGTCTTCGTCAAGTAAATCAGCAACATCATCAACACTCAACTTGAAGGATGTCTTCTCGGCGCGTGCTCCGTCTTTGAGACCTGCATACATCAAGAAGATGGCCTGCTCTAGGTTGATTTCTGTGCTCAGTTGCCCCATGTCCTGCAACTTGATGCCAGAGAGATTCGTGAAGATTCTCAAGGCATTGAAGCCGTACTTGATGGGGTAGCTTTTTTCTGCGATTTCGATGTGCTCCTGCATCTCTTTCGGTTTAGTGAGTTTCGGAGGAGGGCAAGCCCTCCCCCTTCACTCGGTTATTGTTTAAGCATTCGTTGCTTCGGTCAGCGTAGAGCTTCCCTCAAACGATGCTGAGAATGAAACATTATCCTCAACTCCAGCGTCTTGGCTCAATGAAGTGAGGTAAGCAGTTCCGCTGTAGACTTTCTCGTCAGTAGCGGCGCTTCCAAACTTCACGGTCAAGGCCGTGCGTCCATTCAAATATCCATAAAGGTCAGAGGCCGTCTCCTTGCCGCTGATGTTGTAACACACCAAGCCGTCACAAGTCAAAGACCAACTGCGTTGTCCCTCCAACAATTCACGCCATCCAGCG